TTCTAATTCTTATTTGAGGCTTAAGCTTCTACAAATAATGAAGGAGTACAACATCCGCGGAGAAAAAAACGGATTCACAAAAACCGAACCAAAGAGACAAAAATATCGTGCAGTGAAGATTGAGCACGCAAAGAGGGAAATTATAAAAATCAAGAGAAATAAATACAAAAATACAGAAAACATTGAGTTTTTAGGCCAAAACGTGCGAAATTCGCCCAATAAGCAAGAAAACGACAATCTTTTTTCAGCCGATTACCTATCTAAAGTATGGGGGATGTTTTAAATGTCCCGGGTTAGTAGGAAGAAAGGAGAGAAGTCTATGAGTGGTGAAGGAGGTGTCGGCGGAGTCGGCGGAGCAGGTGGGGCCCACGTAGGGGGAACCCCTGGAGCAGGAAGCGGGGCTTCTAACGCAGTCACCCCGGCAAAAGGCGCGAGTGGCGTCTCAGACGACGCTGGAAAGGCTAGCATGACCGTAGGCGGTGACAACAACTTGGTCGGGAATACACAAACCCAGACTAACAACATTAACAACTATTACCAATCACCGAGTACTGATCAGTTTAGTACAATGCATCAAATGGGCAAAGTTGGTGGTGTATCCTCCGCGCAAAATGCGGGAGGCGAAATGAATGCCGATGTCATAATGAAGATGATGATGATGCTTATGATGATGCAAATGATGCAAATGATGATGGAGAGCATGGGCGGAAGCGGTGGCGGCGGTTTTTCAGGAACGATGTGAGAATAACGCATTTGGCCGGGATCATCCCCATCGCCGGCCAAGAAGACAATTTCAAACTACCTTGGCATGATTGTCTCATGCCCATATCCTCAAATTATTTAGCAGTCGAACGAGCGGCGGTAGAGTGTGCATACGCCGGCTGCGAAACTATATGGATAGTTTGTAATGTTGATATGGAGCCGCTAATTAGATATAGACTTGGTGATTATATTTACGATCCCGTGTGGATGGGGAGAAATGATTATGGCAAGAACAAAAAGAATGACAAGAAAGAGATTCCTATTTTTTATGTCCCTATCCACCCAAATGATCGCGATAAAAGAGATTGTCTTTCTTGGAGCATACTTCATGGTGCGGTGACCGCATACCACATCGGAGCCCAAATAAGCAAATGGGTTTCTCCCCAAAGATACTACACTGCCTTTCCTTATTCTGTATACAACCCCAGTATAGTGAGACAACACCGCGACGACATATCGAACAAAAATGGATTTGTACTTTCTTATGAAAATCAAACTGTGAGAGACGGTAAGTTTCTCGGCTTCACCTTTGACGAAAAAGATTATTTCCAGTTTAGAGACGAAATAAAGAAAGGCGTTGGAGAATACTATTCTCACGACGGCCCCGGTTTCCCCAAGAAAAGGCGACCAATTGAAGAACGATGGTCTGCCCGTCATTTTTCTTTATCAGATGTTTTCTCTGTTATGAACACGGATGAAAAAAAAGTAATAAATGTTGATTGGTATTATAATATTGACAACTGGGAAAATTATTGTTACTATTTATCATCTGAGGAGAGAACTACAATTACTAGACCATCAGAAAAAATACTCTCTCCTAGAGAATTTAATCCAATAGGTGTTGACACGGAAGACAATTCCTGATACTATTGGGTTGTATTATCACTTCAGGAGACCAAGACTAATGAAAATAGAAGAGTTTTATAACGCCCTACCTTGGCAAGTTAAAGAGAACGCCAAGTTTCCACTAAATTATGCCACACTGACCTCTGAGCAAGAGTTGCTTGTCGAATCGCTGTTCGACTATGAGCGCGAAAATAGCAAACAACAGGTCCGCGTAAATGATATTATTTCAGACACGACCATCATCGCTGCAGAGGTACAGGAGGTCGCTGACTCCATCAAAGAGTTGCAGTCTAGCTTGGAAAAGGTGGTAAAATGACAGACACAAATATTCCCTTTGTTGGGCTTCACGCACACTCTGTTGCCGGCTCCCCGTTCGATGGACTGGGATACCCGCAGGAGCACATGGACTTTGCATATTCAAATGGGTCCGAGGCCTTGGCTCTAACTGACCACGGAAACATGAACGGCTTGGCATATCAAGTGATTCACGCCAAGAAAATGCACAAAGAGGGTAAAAGCTTCAAGCCCATCTTTGGCGTCGAGGCCTACTTTCTCCCCGACTTGAAGGAGTGGAGACGAGAATACGATAAGGCCAAGGAAGATAAAAAGCGCCAACGAGAGATCCAAAAGCAATCGGGTATGTCCATTGAGAATGAGGGCGCATCCAAAAGTGTTACTAACATCTTGAATCGCCGACGCCATCTTATTTTGCTGGCCCAGAATCAAACTGGTCTAACCAATATCTTCACTCTTGTTTCGAAGTCATATTCGGAAGACAACTTCTATCGCTACCCCAGGATTGATTATGCCCTGCTCAAGGAGCACAACGAGGGTGTGATTGCAGCTAGCGCATGCCTAGGCGGCGTGTATGCTGGAAACTTCTGGGACAACTGTACGTTCAACGATGATCGATCCATCAACGAGGTTGACGATGAGGCAGTGTTGAATGACATGCGCCGCACAACGGAGAGAATGGTCGATATTTTCGGAGACCGTTGGTATGGAGAGTTGCAGTGGAACAATATTCCGGAACAACACAAATTGAACAAATATGTCATCCAGATGCAAGAAGAATATGGAATCCAGCTTATTTCAACAGCAGACAGTCATTACCCCGGTCCCGACGCCTGGAAGGACAGAGAACTTTACAAGAGGCTGGGTTGGCTTGGCCGCGGCGCCCCCGACTGGCTAAAGTCCGAACTTCCAGATGGAGTGGAGGAGATCGGATACGAACTGTATCCAAAGAACGGCAATCAAATGTGGGAATCCTACAAGAGGTATTCTGAGGACGTCGGCTTTGAATATGATGATGAGTTGGTCATGAATTCCATCACTCTAACTAGCGACATCGCCGAGAAGCGCATCGAGGCCTTCTTCCCTGATGCTACGGTGCGACTTCCTGATTTTGTTGTAACCGATGGCCTTACAGACACCCAGGCCCTAGCAAAGCTGTGCATCGCCGGCGCAAAGGATATGGATCTTCACGAGAACAAGGAGTACATAGAAAGACTCAAAGAAGAGTTAAGAGTTATCGATGACAGAGGTTTTAGCAAGTACTTCTTGACAATGAAGGCAATTGCTGATGTTGCTACAATGACACAGATGGTCGGCCCTGGACGCGGCAGCGCTGCTGGTTCCCTGGCGGCATATGTTCTTGGTATTACACAAGTTGATCCTATCAAATACAATTTGCTTTTTTCAAGATTTCTGAGAAGCGACGCCAAAGACTATCCGGACATCGACTATGATGTTTCAGACCCGATGGTCCTCAAAGAACAGTTGGCGGGCAAGTGGGGCAAAACAACGGTTGTGCCAATTTCCAACTTCAACACTTTGCAACTTAGGTCGCTGATCAAGGACGTGTCCAAGTTGTACGAAGTTCCCTTCACAGAGGTCAACGATGTTACGTCCAAGATGCTCCGCGAGGCAACCCCGATTGCCAAAAAGATGAAGGGTATCAAGGCGGGAGTCTATGTTCCAACGTTTGAGGAGGTGATGGAATATTCTGAATCCCTTAAATTTTACTTGGGAAAATATCCAGCCATTAAAGACCACATCAATGTTTTGTATGGACAGGTGCGCTCCACATCCCGCCACGCCGGCGGAGTTGTTGTCGGCGAAGACTTGGATAAACACATGCCCCTCATCAACAGTGGGGGTATCATGCAGACTCCATGGGGAGAAGGCCAGCATGTCCGACATCTTGAACCCATGGGTTTCATCAAGTTTGATATCTTGGGTCTCGCCTCGCTCCGTATGATTGAAACGGCTATTCGCCATATTCTGGTCAGGCATCATGACAACGAGAATCCAACGTTTGATGATATCAAGAAGTATTATGATGAGAACTTGCACCCCGACGTCATTGACCTGAAGGACCAGAAGGTTTATCGAAACATCTTTCACAAGGGCAAGTGGGCTGGCATCTTCCAGTTTACGGAGACCGGCGCGCAATCGTTTTGTGTGAAGGCAAAGCCAAAGAACATTATTGACTTGGCGGCCATTACTAGTATCTATCGCCCCGGCCCCCTGGGTGCCGACGTCGACAAGATGTATGTTGAGGCCAAGGAAAACCCTCAACAAGTCAAATACGATCATGATATAATCAAGAAGATCACGAAAGAGACTCATGGCTTCTTGATTTTTCAAGAGCAGATCGCCATGCTGGCGCATGTGCTGGGCGAGAATATTTCCCTTGATGAGGGCAACCTTCTCAGAAAGCTTTTGGTTAAAAAGGGAACAGGCAAGGGAAATGAAGAGAAAGATTCTATCAGACAGCGATTTATGGCGGGAGCGATTAAGAGCAAGTGTACTGAAGAAGCAGCCGCCAAGCTATGGGCCAGCTTCGAATATTTCTCTGGGTACGGCTTTAACAAATCTCATGCTGTTTCTTATTCTATTCTCTCTTTTCAATGTGCTTTTCTAATGAACTATTATCCTGCTGAATGGATGGCTGCCTTTCTCGACAAGGAACCTGAAGTGCGTAAGGAAAAGGCCATTGGGATAGCCAAAAAGATGGGTTTTGAAATTGAGCCAATTCACATCAACAGTTCTGGAATTGTTTGGGAAATCTCAGACGATGGCAAGACCCTGATTCAACCATTTAACTCTATCAAGGGTCTTGGCGACAAGGCTATTGAGCAAATCATCAACAACCGGCCGTTTAACACGGTGGAGGAATTCTTGTTTAACGAGGATATATCCTACAGCAAGCTAAACAAGAAGGCCCTCGGAGCGCTTTGCCTTAGCGATGCTTTAACAGCATTAATGGATGATAGATTCAGTGGCGGAAAACATTTTTGGAGCACGGTGGCGGTAGATAGACCGAAGTCCATGAAGAAGCTTCAGGAGAACATTGAATTGTACAGACCCGAGGGTGAGTTTACAACCCATGAAAAGATTGAACACATCGCTTCATTGACGGGTATTTTTCCCTTTGATCTAGTTTTGAACGAGCATATCAGAGAAGCAATCTCTCGATGGCATTGTCCTCCGATATCAAAGTATGATCCAGATCTTGAGGTTGTTTGGTTTATTCCCCGAGAGATCACCAAGAGGAAAACAAAGAACGGAAAGGATTATTGGATCCTCAACGTCATTGACTCGACCGGCGCCGAAACCAAGATCAGATGCTGGGGTGTAAGGAAGTATGACCGGGTTGTGCTAAATCATCCGTATGCCGGCAGGCTCGACTACAACGAACAGTGGGGATTCAGCACTAGGTCGATTGGCAGAAACTTTAAACTATTGGGATAAGAACATGAAACTTAAATTTTATAAAATAAGAGAGGGTGCGAAGATACCCGAGAGGGCCCATTCGTCGGACGCAGGCATGGATGTATTTTATTGTCCAAATGGGGATTACATGGGCAAGCTTTATAACACCAAGGACTTTTGGATCCCCCAGGGTGCCTCCAGGCTTTTACCAACTGGGTTAAAAACTGAAGTGCCGCCCGGCCACATGCTTGAAATAAAAAACAAATCAGGAGTTGCTTCCAAAAGGCAGTTGGTTGTCGGCGCATGCATCATTGATCCGGGATATGATGGAGAAGTCTATATAAATCTTCACAACCTTGGTACAACAACTCAGATTATCAAGCCGGGCGAGAAAATTGCACAGGCAGTTTTGGTCCCCGTGGTTTACTGTGATATCGAAGAGTCCGACGAGGACGATCTTAATCAAGGTGCCGACCGCGGAGATGGTGGATTCGGTTCTACGGGGAGATTTTAATGGGCAAGTTAAGCAAAGACGCGAGAAGAGAAAAGAAGCGCCAAGCTAAGAGAGAGATGAAAGAAAAGATAGGAATGTTTAACAAACTTCCAGAACACTGTTTGGTGTGTGAAGAACCATTTGATAAAAAAGATAAAAAGATGGTTCTTGAATGGTTTGTCATTGTTAAAAATGAAAGCAAAACTGTGAGACTATATTGTCCGGACTGTTGGAACAGAGCAAACAACTTACTCTCCGAGTGGAAAGGAAAAATACAAGAAGGTGATTCAAATGATAAAGACATTAAGCTTTGATGACGTGCTGCTGACGCCTCAGTACTCAAACATAAAAACTAGAGCCGAAGTAAACACGGAGACGGACTTGGGAAAGGGAATCATATTGCAGCTTCCTTTGATTTCCAGCCCCATGGACACAATCAGCGAACAAGATATGGCCACTACAATGAGAAGGGCCGGCGGCATTGCTGTTGTGCATCGTTACAATACGATCCAAAGGCAGGTTGAAATTGTTTCTGATGTTATAAAGGGAACGTATCCGTCCAACATTGGGGCAGCCATTGGCGCTTCTGCTGATTACCTTGAGAGGGCAGACGCTCTTTATTCTGCAGGGGTCAATCTTCTTTGTATTGATATTGCTCACGGGCACCATGCCCTGATGGAGTCCGCGCTAACCACGTTGAAGAACAAGTATAACGATTCAATCCATATCATGGCCGGGAACGTGGCCACGCTGGAGGGTTTCAACGCGCTAGCCGACTGGGGTGCAGACAGCATTAGGGTTGGCATCGGAGGCGGTTCGATTTGTTCCACAAGACTTCAGACAGGGCATGGAGTTTCAACATTCCAGTCGGTTCTGGACTGCGCCACGTCTGACAGGGACGCCAAGCTGATTGCTGATGGAGGCATTAGAAACAGCGGAGATATTGTCAAGGCCCTCGCTGCTGGAGCGGATGCGGTAATGGTTGGCTCTCTTCTTGCTGGAAGCTCCGACACCCCGGGAGCGATTCATTGTGCAAAAGACGGCAAGGAATATAAGCTGTACCGCGGAATGGCATCCAAAAACGCACAGCTAGATTGGAGAGGAAAATCATCCTCCCCGGAAGGTATCTCCACTACGATTCCGTACAAGGGTGAAACAGAGGTTGTCCTCCGCGACATCCATGGTGGCATTAAAAGTGGCTTCTCATATTCGGGTTCCAGAAACTTGTTGGAGTTGCGAACCAAATGCCAGTTCAATGAACAGACGTCTGCTGGGCAGTCAGAAAGCTTTACACATATTTTGCGGAGAGGATAATGACAAAGCCGGATGAAAACCAAAAGAAGGTTGTCTTTTATGACACGGACAAGCGTCATGCAGAGTTAAAAATACGTCTCCATCACGACGGACTAACTCAGTCTGAGTTTTTTAGAAGCCTAGTATCTGGCTATATAGATAAAGATGAAAGTATTTTTAACTTCATAGAGAAAATAAAAGATACGAAAAATAGAGGCGCTAGCAAGAGGAAGAAAACTAAAAAGCTTTATGAAAAAGCCAAAGATACAAAAAACAAATTTGCGTTGGATAAGGAAGACATAGAAAACATATTTGATCTAATTGAAGAGGAGGGTCCAAATCTATGAGAATGTGTATGATTGAGTGTATTAACGAAGAGAAGAACTGTAAAAATAAAGAATGTAGACAGTGGATAGACTATGAAGATGACCACAATTGTACCCTGATAGCGGTAGAAAAGCATGGCAACATGACTTTGCGTGAAATCTCAGACCGTCTCGGTGTCAGCTTTGTAAGAATCAAACAAATTGAGGATAAATTGGTTCAAAAATTGTCTAAAAAAGCATTGATGAAGACAATTAGATAATGGAAATAAAGATGCGCTTTTTGTGTTTAAGGGTACTATTTACTGTATAAAATATCTATTTCTTACAGGAGAAGTGCCCCATGAGCAACGATAAGAAGACATTGAATGAGAATACCGTCCGACGTTTTATGACGTTGGCTAACCTTAAGCCGCTAGCTAGCAGTTTCATCAACGAGGAGCTTGACGACATGCCTGAGCTTGGAGGCGATGATCTCGGCGACGAGCTTGGCCTCGGAGACGAGGATGCGGCCGGCAACTGGGATGTTGAGCAGGTCCGCGATCTTACCGTTGCAATTACCGACGCAATTGAGGGAGTTACTGGAGTAGAAACCTCTGTTAGCGGCGGCGAAGAAGGCGGCGAGGAACTACCTGATCTAGGTGGAGAAGGCGACATGGAGCTTGGAGGCGAAGAGGATGAAGATCTTGACGCCCTCGAAGAGCAGACACCCGTTTCAACATACGACTTTTCCGACGAGCCTCTTGAAATCAAATCAACTCCTGCGACCCGCGCAAAATCCGGTACATCGCTTCCTGGTGATGCTGGAATGAAGGGAACTGGTACAGAGAAAGACCCAATCAGCCCCATCGAACCAACGGAGTTTACCGTCAAGAAGCCCACTACTGCCAAGGAAGCAATCCAGCGTGAGGCCATGCGACGTTACCAGATTCATGGTACACGCTTGCAGGAAACGCATCGTAGACAGCTTGATCAGCAGACTGCCAACAATCTTTACGCGCAGTGCTACAACCAAGTGCTTAGCGAGTTCCGCACCCACCAGGCGCGCCAGAACTTGATCACCGAAGTCCACAAGAGCGTCATTGCACAGCTTAAGGTTCTATCCGAGAACAACAAGCAGTTCACTGCTGCTGACGTCGAGACACTTATTCGTAAGACTCTTGCCGAAGTTACAAAGAGAAGCCAGAAGGATTCCTTGGTTGAAGCAGTCATGCAGAGGGTTGCATCTAGACTATCAAATCGATAAGGAAATGGCACATGTCATCTTTGGACAACAAGACCATATCTCGTTTCATGAAATTGGCTAGCTTGGATGATTCTCAAGTTGCCAATTATATCTCTTCCGAAATCAAATCTAGTTTAATCACCGAAGGTTCCGCCTCCGATTCTGATACTGATACCGACGATGACGACAAGGTTCAGGGCACAGAGAACGGCCGCAAACTTCTTCAAGGTGAAGAAGAGCCCGAAAAGGATAAGATCGAGGTTGACTTAGATGAGCAGATAAGAGATCAAATTGAAGAGATTCTTGACGAGGGCACCCTTGGCCCGATCGGCCCCGCAGCGGGGCAATTTTGGACATCTGCAGCCCCGACCGTCAAATCTCTAGCCCCGGCCGCCTCATCTATAGCACCCACAGCAGCCGGAACAGCAGCCGACGTTGCGGCTGTCAATGCAGCCAATCTCCGCAACATGCCGCTGCTGCAGCGGATTGGGGTGCAGGGAGCTAACCTCGCATCCCGGTTGGCCCCCGTCGCGCAGGCCGCGGCACCATACGCAGGCGCTGTTGGCGCCGGACTAGCCCCCGCCCTGTACCTCCACGCCGGAGGGGATTATTTGGATCCAGAAGAGGGTCAGCGCGGTGGCTTGATGCCCGGTCAGACACATCCTGCTCCCACTGGAGAAGATCCCGATTATTGGGGAGAGTGGGACAAAGGATTCGTACCTTCTACAGAAGACGCAGATTACGCCCTGGATCTCATCCCCGGACAAGCCGGCGGAGAACGTGGGGCACAGAGGACTCCCTTAACCAGAGACTACTCCGGAGCAGAACGCATCGCCGGGAAAACAGCCGGATACCAGGGTTCAAGTTTTAACTGGGGACCCTTGGACGACGCAGCATTTATGGCCGGGAAGCCGGATGGGCGCCATCCGTACGCCCCTTCTTGGAACGCAGAATTCGCAGAGCGCCAACACAATAGAGAGTTGGCAGCAAAGATGGGTCAACCGGATCCCCACCCCTTAATGGCCACAGGTGTCAAACAATTGCCCAAAGATCTTCACCGAAGTCAAGCAGAGATGTCCCTTTCGGGGCTGGACGTTGTACACCACCCAGAGGATCTGGCCGCCCAAGAAGCAGCCGGAGTTGCAGATCTCCCAGACGCCGGCGCACCAGCAGCTATGGCAGCCGAAGAGGCGATCTCTTCACCCGCATCAATCGCCGCAGAAGAGGTGCCAGCGCCCGAAGACTGGACCAGATCCAGTGGAAGACAGAGGAAAGCAAGAATTCTATCACACCCCGATGCCGTAATGAGTGACCCCACCACCTGGAGGCCGTCAGACAGAGAAGGCTTCCGAAGCTGGTACCGATCAGCCAAAGCACGCCGCCAAAATCGAGAGTTGGCCAAACAGCAGGCCGCTGAACTAGCTCCACAATCACCCACTACGCCCACCGAATCCGCGGCCGCTGAAGAGGCAGAGCTAACTCCTGCCGAGAAGATTCAGCGTAGAAGAGCCGCGGAGCTAGCTGCAAAGGGATACAGACACGGATTTGGGAAGACAATTACGGGCATGCCATTTGATCGCCCCGTCGGGCCCAAGGTCGCCAAATTGAGAGAGTCAAATACGATTCGCAACATGGTTCGCGATTCCATCCTTGCAGAGATCTCAGTTAACATTGGCGAGCCCCTGGATCCTTCAATCGAAGAAGATAACATCCAGGGCTTGAAGAAAGGCGACGAAGATTTGTATGAAGATTCAGGCACCCTTCCCCGATGGGGAAGCGAAAAATCAGGCCCATTCAGCCAGGCGATCCACGAAGAGCAGGGTATCTTCGCACCCAATCATTACTGTGCACACCATGTGCGTGAGAATGCTAGCGGCCGAGAAGGCCATGTTGTTGATCACAATTGGAACGAGACTTTGCAGGAAGTTACAAAATATGATGTTCAGTTTGAGAACGAACTTATCGAAGGCATTCCGGTTTCTGAGTTAACCATCCTGGAAGCTAGCTTGGCAGAAGAGCATCCCGGGCACATGGCTAAAAGAGATGACGACGAGCAGTTGGAAGAGAAAACGGTTGAAGAGACGCTCAACGAGTGGAAGAATCGTAAACTCGGCGAAGCACTTTTTAAAAAATTCATTAAATAATTCCCCCTAAAATACTATAATACCAAAAAGGAGAAACTATGGAACAATATCCAGGTCTTTATGAATTATTGTGGTTTTTTGGTGGTGTTCTAGCTTATAAGCTTTTTAGTACACTTTTAACTTATGGACAGCTAACCGTGTTGATCAAGGGCGTGACCTTTCAAGCCATGACACTTGTTGCATATGCCGCAGAGGACATGGCTTTTATAAAACAAATGCGCAACAAAGCGGCCGAGGATGGCGGATACTCAGAAGAGCAGTTGAAGATGATTAAGCTAGCAGATGAAAGGGTGTTTGACGTTTGGAAGTCTGCCGTTGTCAGCAGGTTCGTAACACATTGGGCGAAACCGTTCGATAAGGTGATCAAAGTCGAGGCCTGGGGAGCTATCATGGACGCTGTTTCTGGCACATATAAGGAAAATATTTGGAAGAAGCCCTCTAATTAAAATAGAGGCTTTATGTATGAGGGATTTTTTTAACGGTAACAGGCCCATCTTAAATGTTCTATTGGATTCAGATTTTTCATTTGAAGAAAGGGGTAATGTTATATTTGCCGAAAAAGTATTTTTTGTAAATTCAGTAATCAAGTGGTGTTTACAAAGAAGGGAAAATAAAGAAATCAGTATTAAACAATTCAGATCTTATATGTTATTACTAGATAAGTACGTTAAACAGCAGATCGATCTTTCGTGGAGAGATAAAAAACTTCTTGTACAAAGAAAGGCCTTGGAAGGACAAAAAAATGAAAAAGAGTGTGAAAGCGACAACTTGGAAAGTTTCAGCAAAGAATGAGGATGAGTGTTACTACAGGATACAAATCGAAGGTATCACTACCAAAAAGGAAGAAAAACAAGTTCTAAAGGCAACCGCGGACTGGGAACCAGCCGGAAATGCCTATTATCCGAAAGGAAAAGAAAGGGTGTTTCTTTTTTCGAAAAAGTTTTCAGATAGAGACTCTTTACTGGAGTGGGCTCAAACCTTCCCATTCGAGCTACAGGAACAAACTGTCAGGGGAAATCATAGAAAAATCAAAACCGCAATAAGCGTCTAGCATTAAAAAGGACAAAATGGATTTTAACAAAAAACCAAGCTTAGAAAAAGAAGAAAACCAGGAACCAAGCCTCTTAGATTCTTTAGGTTTCATTCTAGAGAATGGGGCCCAGGAAGAGGAGGCTAAAGCTAAAAGAATAGGGTTGTTTGGAGAAATAGATGAAGAAAAGACTTCTGAAATAGTTTATTCTCTCAATCACTATAAAAACATTGGCAAAATAGAAGATCCAGAGGAGGATCAGGGAAAGGAAGAGAAGAAAACAAAAAAGAAGGGTAAACGGATTAAATATAATCCCATAGAATTTTTCATCTCTACTTACGGAGGCTCCGCTCTGGAAATGTTCGCAATATATGATGTTATGCGCTCCATCCGCGATGAGTGCGAGATCCACACAAAGGGCCTAGGCAAGGTAATGTCCGCAGGTGTCCTTCTCCTGGCCGCCGGCTCAAAGGGCCAGCGAGAGATTGGTGCCAATTGCAGAATCATGCTTCATAGCGTCGTCGGCGGCCAGCATGGCCCTGTTTATAATCTTGAGAACGAGTTTGAGGAAATCAAATGGATTCAAGAACAATACATTACGGCGCTAACTCAAGAAACAAACATGACGAAAAGATATATTAAAAACTTGCTTGGACGCAAGGTAAACGTTTACTTAACTGCAAAGGAAGCCGTTGAACTAGGCATTGCAGATAAAATCACATGAGGATAGGATGAGTGTTAATAAAAACTTTTATAACGAGGCTAGCGCCTCGAAGCTGGGCTGGGATCCGTCTTGGTTTGGAGAGGACGAGTTCGATGACGAGCTTGTTCAGGCAATAGAAAACTTCCAGACGAAGCACGATTTGGAAGCAGATGGTCTATGTGGGCCAATGACCTACAGAAGAGCTTTGACCGAAAGAGAAGCCCTGGAAGCCATGGCTCTAAACAAGTATCAGTCCCTCATCGGACAAGACGTTAAGACCATTACTTGCAACGGCAGAAGTGTGGAGATAGAGTGGGACAAGGTTGTGCGACTTAACGACGACAACAACTTGGCCCTTCCATCAGATTGTTATCGCTCTTGTTTGGACGCCGAGAGAGAGCCATCAATGATTGTTACACATTGGGATGCTGCCCTGTCTGCCAAGTCATGTCACAACATTCTTAAGAAGAGGGGAATCTCCACCCACTTTGTTATTGACAATGATGGTACAATCTACCAGATGGTTGACACACAACATGTCGGATGGCATGCCGGCAACCGCGGCGTTAATAATTGCTCCATTGGAATCGACTTTAGCAATGCTTATTATGTCAAGTACCAAAAGTATTATGAGACAAAGGGTTTCGGCCCACGACCTGTTTTGGATGACAGCACGGTGCACGGAAGGACACTGAAGCCCCATTTGGGCTATTACCCGGCACAATTAGAGGCCTACAAGGCCTTGGTTTGCGCTCTGTGCGACCGCTACGACATCCCCCTAGCCTGCCCTACCGATAATGACGGAAAGCTTCTGACGAGCGTTCACAGCGAAGCCGCAGAAGCTACGTTCAAGGGAATCGTTAGTCATTATCATTTGACCAAGAGAAAGATTGACTGTGCCGGCCTTAGATTAGATAAGGTAATTGATGAACTGAGGGACTAATTACTAACATGAGTGACCTAAAAGAGCAGATAAACAAATACTTCAAACCCAAGCCAAAAAAGATGGATTTTGAATCTTTGATTCGGATTGTTGAGCAGACTGTTACTGAACTGGGTGAAAATCAAAAGCAACCTCTCAACGAAGCTCCCACGGGTGCAAAAGAAAGAGAGCGTGTCCTGCGCCTCCCCAACATGGTAGCTACCGAAATTTCAGTTGGACAAAGACCGGGAAGCGAAGACCGCCAACAGTTCGAGCTATGGATGTCGAATCTCGGAATGGAAGGCCCGGGCGACTCTAGTGCTGTGGCTGCGAAGCTCACAAACATAACGAACTTCTTTGAAAACCCAGAAGCCAACTTGGCAGAAGCTACGATTCCACAAACCCTCTCTTATCTCATGTTTTTAAATCAGTTTGTTTGGATGATTAAAGAGTTTAATGCTTCTGTTGCGGGGTTTCTTTGGGAACCTTTTCTCGCTGCATTATTCGGCGGGCCCTCCAAGCAGGTACCCACTAGTGAAGGTGATATTGCTGATATTAGAATTTATCCGGCCGGCTCCAAAGTGGGTGAATCGATTAGTTTGAAAATTCTGAATGCCACGGGCGACGTTAAGGGGAGCTTTAAAGATCTTGTTGGCCACTTTGCTGAAGGCGGCACCTCAATGCGCTATGTGATCGTGGTAAAAGATCAATCTAAGAAGGCAAAGGATGTATCAGCAGTAACTTTTTATGAATTTGATATAACAGCCAAGACCTTCTTTGATTGGATCGGCGCCTTCAAATACACAGAAACTATTATAAGTCAAGATAAGAAATTTAAAGCGAATCGTGATTTAAAAAAGACATGGCTTCAACATGTAGCCAGCAGACCTCCCAGATTCGAGATACGCCATGCAGAACAAAGACCTGGGAAAAGGGCAAAGGCCGACCCCGTTGCCAAACATGACGTGGCATTTGCAGTATTTAATGAAGAGGAAGATGCCTATTTTATAGTTCCCGAGGCTGCTGAAATTATAAATTTAAGATTGGCGGACGGAACACCTGCAAGGGAGGGAGTTTTTGATCCTACCGCAGAGTATATAGCTGCGATAGCTCACCACACCCCGGGCGGCCAAGGCGGGGCCACGATGCAGAAAGGTTATGCGCCTTTGGCCGGCGTCGCCAGCGGTGGCGCTGGAGGTACCGACAAGCTGTGGGGTGGCGTGGAAGAACTAAGTCAGTGGGCCAGACTTCGCGACGAGGGTTGGGACGGCGCCAAACTTTTTCAAGCAATCCGCGATGGCGTCACCTTAGATGACGGAACACAAATACCCCCGGCCCCGGGCATAACGGGGGCAAAGGGTGAAACACAATTTCATATCACACCTGCTCATTATAGGGGAATGGCGAGTGCCGAAGGCACTAACGCTGGCAAGTTGGGCACTCTTAGAATAACTACAAAAAAAGTAGAAGACTTTTTCACCCAAGCAGCATCAAGAATGAATGATGATCTTATTGTAATGTTCAACAGTTTGGCTGATTTAACTGACAATATTGGAAGATTTTTCTTGGTAGACTGCGGCGGGAAACAGTGCACAGATAAAGACGCCTCCAACAGAAATCAGGCCGGCCAGAATGCCATCTCAGATTCTCAAGAGTTGCAACGGGCCGTTACCGCTTCCGTTCAAAAACAAGATGCCGCGATATCTCCTCAAAAAGAATAAAATCATTAAACATTCCACATAAAAGCTGTATCATATAACTTTAAAGGAGAGAATATGAGTAAAGGGTACGATTCTGGCTTTTCGCTGCTTAACAAGATTCAAAAAGGCGTCAACACTTTGGCAGACAATGTTGCATGCACACTGGGCCCAAAGGGTCAAAACGTTATTTTACATCAGAAGGGTGGCACACCGTTTGTTACCAAAGATGGTGTAACTGTTGCCAAGTTTGTTGATTTGGATGACCCATTCGAAAATGCAGCAGTGCAGATTCTTAAGCAAGCCTCTTCACAGACTAATCTAAATGCCGGGGACGGCACCACAACCGCCACAGTACTGGCAAGATCCGTATTTGATAATGCATACAAGTATCTGGTTTCAGGCGTTTCGCCAGTTGAACTTAAGAGGGGTATGGATAAGGCGGTGAAGCAGGTCGTTAATAACCTGGCCAAGCAGGCGAAGCCCATCAAGTCAGAAGAAGACATGGCCCATGTAGCCACGATTTCTGCCAACGGAGATGCGGAGATTGGCAAGCTCATTGCCATGGCAGTCGACAGAGTTGGCAAGGACGGCGCTATCTCAATTGAAGAAGCTCGTTCTTTGGAAACGGGCCTAGATATTGTCGAAGGTTTTAAATTTGACTCGGGATACGTTGCCACAGCTTTTGTAACCGACGAGAGAAGAGGGTTGATGCAGCATGAACAAAGTTATGTTCTTGTGACGGATGCCACTATTGATGCAGTCGAAGATCTTCTGCCGATTCTAGAACCTGTTGCGCGGGAGGCTAAATCTTTGGTGATTGTGGCTGAGAACGTTGAAGGCCAAGCACTGGCTGCTTTGATCATGAATACTATTCGGGGAACCATGAAGGTCGCTGCCATCAAGGCTCCGCGGTATGGCGAGGAGCGAGAGAGCATTCTAAGTGATCTGGCCTTGGCAACGGGAGCAACGTTCATTTCCAGGAACTCTGGTATGAGGATTCGCGATGCAAAACTTGAACACCTGGGGGTTGTCAAAACCATCGAATCGACAAAGCATCAGACAACCGTGGTCGGAGGCGCAGGAGATTATGAAGAGGTTGAAAAGAGAATCAATTCCTTAAAAGAGGAATTTGAAACTACCGACTCATTAACGGCTTGCGAAAAGCTTCAAGAAAGAATCACCAGACTGGCCAGCGGAGTCGCCGTAATTCATGTCGGCGGCGCCACAGAAGTAGAGATGACAGAGAGAAAGCATAGAATTGAAGATGCCCTAGAGGCAGTCAAGTCTGCACAAGAAGAGGGTATTGTTGCTGGAGGCGGCGTTGCTCTGCTGCAAGCTTCCAGAAATTTAGACATCGATGTAGACAACCATGAGCAACAATATGGAGTGGAAATAATTAAAAGCGCATGCGAAGGGCCCATTCGACAAATGGCAGTCAACGCAGGTCACTCCCCGGACGTTATATTAAATGATATAGAAAAAAAGAAAAGGAACTTTGGTTTTAATTTCGCCAGCGGCAAGGTTGAAAATATGTTCTCTTCAGGTATTATTGATCCGGTTAAAGTCACAAAAAATGCACTCCAAAACGGCGCCTCCGCCGCCTCAACGTTGATCACTGCAAATTTTGCAATCATCGAAGAGTAAAAGAACGATGCCGCAACTAATTACCGTTGCGTGAGGAGTATTGTGTTATGCAAATAGATAATGATAAAAACCTTGACGTCATATTGGTAGAGCTTTCCAACAAGATTGAAGCCTTGTTGGAAAAACACGAAGAAATGGCGCTACATATCAAGGAGATCAAGGAGGCGGTATACCACCCGGACCAGGGTATATACGCTCGCCTTCGTGATCTTGAGAAT